AACATCTAAAAACTCCTCTATTTCAGGATGTGAAATATCAAGATATGCCGCATAGCTTCCACGACGGGTCACTCCCTGAGAAAAAGCAAGCATCTCCGCATCTACAACTTTCATAAAAGGTATTACACCCGTGCTTTCGGAGCCATTGCTCGTTTTCGAGCCTACACTCCGAACCCCGCTCCAGCAGCCTCCTACTCCTCCTCCAACGGAAGATAAAAAAGCATTTTCTGTATAGTGATCTGTAATGCCCTCTCTGCTATCATCTACATAGTTTAGAAAACAGCTTATAGGCATTCCTCGAGCACTTCCACCGTTAGAGAGCACAGGCGTAGAAAACATAAACCACAACTTGCTTGCATAGTCGTAGAGTCTTTGGGCATGTGCTTCATTGTCAGAAAAACACTTTGCTGCACGAGCGAATGCTTCTTGGGGAGATTTTTCGTCCCCGATTAAATATCTATCTTCCAGCGTTTTAATACTGAACTCAGATAGATAATTATCACGATTATAGTTAATTTGCATTCATTATCCCCTTTATCACCGATACATTCTCTACGCCTATAGCATCATCACAGTATGTGATTAAATCCATAAGCTCATAGTTTTGTAGTATTTGCTCATAGTTTTCATTTAGTGACTGAATGTATTTGTATTTACTATTAATAGGACAGGCATCGTAAATGCTTAAAGCATCTCCATATTCTTTTATAAGTCCTACAGCCCTTTTTGGTCCAATTCCAGGAATTCCTGGAACATTATCACCTTTATCCCCTGTAAGACATTTGAGAGAAATAAATTCTTCAGGAGTTACATCATAGTGTTCACTCCAGTTTTTTAATGTTACTTCTTTACGTGTAACATAAGAGAATCTACTAACATTCTCTCCTATAAGTAAATCCCAGTCTCTATCGCTTGAAATCAACCAAATATATTCTAAATCATACTTATTTTTTTCTTTGACTAGATGAGCAGCAATATCATCCGCCTCTACTCCTCTAAATCGAAGCAATGTATAATCTTCTTGTAGAAGATCAAGAGTTGCTTCATATTCCTCTATAAACTCCTCGAACTCTGCTTTTTCTGCTTCCGATTGGTCAGCAAACTTATCTTTTCGATTTTGTTTATACTCTGGATTTATCTCTTTTCTGTATGTAGAAGAGCCTAAATCTGCTGTAATTATTACATTTTTACAGTCGTAAGATTTTGCTAAAGATTGAACAGTTCTTTGATATTCATATCGAAAATCTGTTCTTCCTTGATGCTTCCATCTAAACGCCAAATTTAAGGCATCTACTATTAGGGTACAGTTGATGTCATTATCAACTATTTTGTCTGTAAAGTTAAATGCCATCTAAAAATTCTACCTTTTCTTTCGTTAACCACTCTTCGGCTAATAGTACAAAACAACCTAAAAAATTAATATATATGTAGTGCTCCGTTGAATTTGGAGGCTCTGCAGTACAAACAAAAACAGGCGACCTGTTATACTTAAAGAAAAGCAAAGGGTCTTGACCGCCTCCAGCAGCCTGTATTTCTAACTTCTTCCACCACTGTATTAGATTGTTTGTTTTACTTGCTGTAAATATTTTATCTGTAAGAGGAGACTCCGCGTAGTTCTTTACTTCTATGCAATATTTATTCTTTGCATGAGGAACATATAGATCTCCTTTTAAGTACTCAAGTGCGCCAGAGCTAGGCACTCTTTCGAACTGATGTCCAGTATGTTCTCGTAACATATCTCTTACGAGGTATTCTCCTCTTGCCCCTTTTGCTCTTGAGTCTACCACTACTTCTCCAATATCTCGACCATCATACCTGCCAAGTCTTGAAACCAGTAGTTAGATCTATTTTTTGTTGTTTCTGCTGCGGTACCAATTCTTATACCGCTTGTTTCAATAAAATTACGAGGATCATTGGGCACACCATTTTTATTAACAGTAATACCGTTTTCCTCTAGTCTATCTGCCGCTTCTTTTCCACTGATAGCTTTATCACTTAGATCAAGAAGAAGTAGATGACTGTCGGTTCCTCCCGTAATTACGTTATATCCTGCGTCAGTAAATACTTTTGACATTGTGCGAGCATTCTTAATTACATTAAATATATAATGCCCAAAAGAAGGCTCCAATGCTTCTGAGTAGCACTGCGCTTTTGCAGCAATTATATTCATAAGAGGCCCGCCCTGAGTTCCAGGAAAGATAGCACTGTTTATCCTTTTAGTATAATTTGGATTATTCCAAAGAATCATACCACCTCTCGGGCCTCGCAGTGTCTTATGAGTAGTACTTGTAACTACATCAGCATAAGGAATTGGACTCGGATACATTCTTGCCGCAATTAGCCCACTGTAGTGAGCCATATCACATAAAAGATACGCATTTACTTTTTTTGCAATATCTCTAAATCTGGCCCAATCTATATGACGAGAGTATGCACTTGCACCCGCTACAATCATATCTACATTCTGTTCTACAGCAACTCTTTCTACTTGTTCGTAATCAATCCAGCCGTCTTCTTTTACTCCATAAGAATATGCTTCATATACCTTACCGCTTAAAGTTGGTTTTGCACCATGACTTAAATGTCCTCCACTAGCTAAGTCCATGCCAAGAATTTTATCTCCTGGCTTCAGAAATGCTTGATATACAGCTGTGTTTGCATTGACCCCGCTATGAGGTTGCACATTAGAAAACGCACAACCATATAGTTTTTGAACTAATTGTTGTGCATACGTCTCTACAGCATCCATGTACTCGCAACCATTATAGTAACGAGCACCAGGATAGCCTTCAGCATACTTATTAGTAAAAACACTACCGCAAAGCTCTCTTACAGCATCACTCGCAAAGTTTTCACTTGCTATCAGTTCTATTTGATCGCTCTGCCTAGACTCTTCGTTAAAGAGAATTAGTTGTAATTTTTCATCTACCATTCTAGTTTACTTACATTTCCTTCTTTTACAACCTCTATTTTTTCTAGGAGAGGGTGTGTCCAGCCGTGTGAGACTACATAGGTATTTAAATCCTCTTGTAGTAATACTTCTACCATCTTTTCTCTGCCACTTTCGTCAAGAACATTTATGACTTCGTCTAAGAAAAGTATATTTATTCTTGACTTTGATATGCTACTCATTAGTTTACGAATAGCTATCAGAGTTGCAGTATTTACTCTTGCAAGCTCCCCAGAAGAAAGTGCTAGAATATCTACAATATTCTCATTGTCAGTAATCTGTACATTTAACTTATCGTTTGATACAATAAATTCTAACGTAAATCTACCGTCTGATAGTTCTGCCAGATAACTATTTGCCAACTCTTCTAGTTCTTTTACTAGATTTTCAATTTTATATGCTAGAAGCCCGTTTGTACTAAATGCTTTCTTTAGAATTTCTAAATTAGAATCTAATTCTTTTTGCTGATCTAAAACTTCCTGTGCTGCAGCTAGTTTTTGTATAAAGCCATCTGTCTGGCCCTGAATTATCTCAATTCTAGTATTTCTCTTTGTAATTGCTTCATTCTGTGAAGCAATATTAGCTAGTTCTGCTTTTGCTGTTTTTAGTTTTGCACTTACTTCGTCTAGCTTTTCTTGTAGCTCTTCTGCATTAAGAAGGTTAGTGGGTAGAGTATTGTCTATACTTCTGAAAAGGTCTTCCCATTCTTTCTGCGCATTAGATAAATTAGTTCTAGCAGCATTATTTCTTTTTATCTGTCGTATGATGTCTTCGTTATCTTTTTTCTTTGAAGCTAGAAAATCAAGAGTCTTTTTCTCGGCCCCGATTAACTCATTTTTAAACTCTGCATCTATATCTTGCTCGCAAGTAGGACACTTATCCTCTAATTGTTCAAGCTTTTGCATCATGTTATCAGAAGCTCTTTTAGCACCTTCTATCTGTCCTATAATACTCTGATACTTGTCATAGGACTCTGTAGGAGGAAGTGTTTCTAATGAGGATTGTATTTTGTTAATATCTATCGCACCGAGCATTTCTTTATACTGATTATTTTTTAGAATTTTTTTATTTTTTTCGGAAATATTTTTAAGTTCTATTGAAAGAGAACGGAATGTCTTCTCATCTTCTTCCGTGTCAATTTCTAAATTTAATAGTGGTAGTATATTGGTAGCCTCAAGTTTATTGTTTGATAACCATTTTTCAATAGTTGTAATTTCTGAGGATACCTCTATCATCTTATTTGAAGACTCTCGTGATGCTTCTTTAAATACTTCAAATAGCTGAACGTACTCTTCTAGCCTTAACAGATCAATTAGAAACTTTTTTCTATTAGTATCAGTCGCGGTAAGAAATTGTAAGCTAGCATTTGTATTTTGATAAACAAGCTGCGAAAAAGTCTTAAAATCTACTCCAAGTATCTCTTGTATACTTTTATAAGTATTTGTAGCCGTATGGCTTGATATATCTTCTCCATCTTCTAGTAAAGCAACTTTTATGTTGTTTTTTCTATTTATACGAATTAAATACTCTTTGCCAGACTTTTCAAACTCTAACTCAATATCATAACCATCGTTTATATACCTATTCGGTATGTCTGCTTTTTTGATACCTTTTGAGTTTTTATTGTATAATGCTTCTTCAATAATTAACGGTATGGACGATTTGCCCATACCGTTCGTACCAATTATTTGAGTAACAGTATTGTCATCTAGCTGTAGCTCATTGTCTGGGCCATAGCTAAAGCAGTTACTCCACTTGAGCTTTTTGAGCGTAATCATTGTATGTCCCCAAAATATTACTTATTTTTTCTTCTGGAAGCTCTAATATATACTTTAGGTACTCTACCAGCTCTTCGTCTAAGCTCATATCCTTTTCAATAATTAAGGATGCTTCAGAATTTCTTTTTACAACTTTTTTGTCGAGTAACTCTGTGTTTTCCACTGAAGCTAGCTCTTGTATATCCCCTTCTATCTCATAGATTGTATGGTGGTAGCTTGTAGGAAGCATATCTGCTGGATCCGTTACTGTTTTTCTTAGTAACTGAGGCAGAGTAAAAGGCCACCAATTCCATGACCAATCTTTTGGGTCAATAAGAAGGTAGCCTGTTTCAACTTCTTGTCTGTGAAAAGAAGTAGTCATTGGGCTACCTGGATATACAATATTTCTTTGTGTATTACTATGTGCGTGCAAATCTCCTGCAAATACTACAGGAAAGTCATTAAATCTGTCTAGATCTACTTCTGGCTTTACATGAGGAGGTATTTCTCCTCTCACATGAGTAAATAAAGGCTGTTCTGTGCTAAAATGTTCTATGCTATCCTTTCTATGTAAGTCAGCATAGGGCAATACACTAAACCCTAAGTCTTCATCAACATAAGAGATATCAACCACATTTACTAATGGGTTGATATCTCTTGATACTTGTTTTAGTTGCGAAAAGAATGTTCTATTTTTACGAGTTGCTTCATGGTTACCGTCATATATTAGAGTGGGCTTCTTTACCTTTCTTATAAAAGAAAAGTATAGAGAAAGTTCCTCCATTGTAGGTATGCGATCAAACAAATCTCCTCCAATGATGTGCATATCACAACTCTCTGATTGTTGATGCACTTGGTCAAAAAATTCGTTGTATCTTTTGGTTGCCCACTCAACTGGGACATTTTTTTGTCCCAGTTTAATGTGCCAGTCAGCAGTAAATAAAATCATGCAATCTTAAACTCGTCTTCAATAGTCTCATCAATTTCATCGCTTGCACTTTCACGAACACGATCTAATAGCTCTTTTTGAGCGTCCGGCGTTGGACGAGGCATAACTTCATCCATAGACTTAAGATCTGCAATCAAAGCAAGCTCATCTTCAGTCAAAGCACGAGGCTTACACTTAAGAGCTTGTAGCTGGTACTCGACATTGTATGGTAGAGGTCCTGTTTTTACTCTCTTAAACTGTACATCCCAACCAGTTTCGGGATCTGTTGGATCTCCTAAATCTTCTGCTGCTGTGATGATTTGTTCCCACAACTTTTTCTTGAGGTTTACAACTTTGACCTGACCATTATCAATACATTGAGTTGCATAGCTCCAACCGCACTTTAGGTCAGGATAGTACTCACGAACCCAGTCTTTTTCCATGTTGTTAAAAGACTCTTTATTGCGGTCAAAGGACAAACACTCTAAAGGAATGTTTTTATCGTTTTCGCCCTTAATCCAGTATACATAGCGAGCAAGAATATCGCCCACTAATCGAAACTTATTATCGCCATCTGTATACTGAAAAGAAGTGATATTTGATTTTTGTGCAGCACCTTTGTGCTGATTGAATTTAATAGCCATTTTTAATGTATCTCCTTTGGATTGACTTCTTCATATCGAAAATAAACTTTATCTTCCTCTATTATGAGTAGCCTATTGTTTTCTATAATTTTTTCTGGACTTAATCCCGGCAACAAAACCATATCAAGAGATGGGTCCTGTGTAGAGATAAAGTCTGCTGATGAACGCAGAGCGCACAAACTTATGTACTGTGCAATTTCACGGTACTTATACTTAAACGAGTGGTATAGAAGAACATCAGGATGTAGCATGAAACTAATCCCAGAAAAGTTTTTCTGCGAATATCTATAGATAGGATCATACTTGTTTTTAGGAACTTGTTTTTCAACAATCATCCTAAAAATTCGTACAATTTCTACCACGCTACCTTGCGATGCGTCATAGATTTTCGGCCAGTCATAAAAGAACATATATTATACTAAAAAATACCAGAAATGTCAAGAACTATTTTTTTACAGTTGTTTAATTGCATAGCCCTGCTTCATATAATGACCCATGCGATTGGAAGCCTGCTTTCTAGCAGTGTTTCCTTTTAAGTGTATATCTACAATCACAGGGTCTCTCTTATCCTCCTCTTTTCTTATTACTCGTCCAATAAGTTGTGTGAGGAGAGGCTCATTATTGATAGGAGTACCAAGAATGAGACAACTTAAGTTATTTACTGAGATTCCTTCAGAGAAGATAGCTTGCGTACCAAATAGAATTTTTTTCTTTCCACTCCTGATTTCGGATATGTACGTTTCTCTATTCTCATGCGAAACCTCACCCGTAACACATATCGCATCCTCTCCAGCCAGTTCGGCGCAGGCTTTCAAGAAATGCACTCTATCGCTCACGACCAGTACCTTGTGACCTTTTGCGGCGTAGGCCGCGGCTGTCAAAGCAATGGTGTGACGATATTCTTCATTATTAGCTAGAGCAGTCACTCTATTAGCCCAAGGTATTCTAGCTCCATCCATAAATCTTATCTCTGAGTTCAAAATATGGACACTCGGAGGCATGAAGTTTTCTTTTGGCGGCTTGAATACATTGTGCCCGAAGTAATCTCTAAAGACTACATGCTTTCCGTCTTTTCTTTCTATAGTTCCTGACAATCCTATCTTATATCGCGCATAGTTTGTATCTATAATTTTAGAAAACGTCGGAGATGAGACATGATGCATCTCATCCAAGATAACTGTCCCAAATATTCGACGTATTTCTGGTATGTTACGATAAAGAGTTTGAGTATTGCCAATAACCACAGGACCAGAAGTATCAAAGCTACCGCTTCCAATAATACTTGGTTTAATTCCATAGACTTTCTCTACCTCCTTTGCCCACTGATTTCGCAAAGGAACTGTGTGGGTAACCACAAGTGTTTTTAGACCTAGTTTGCCTGCTATTGCAAGACCTGTAAAAGTCTTGCCCCAGCTGACCCAAGCGTTTATTATAGCATTATCATTCAAATCATCATAGACGGCTTTTTGGCTTTCTCGTAATTCAAACTTAAAATCTGGAAAGTCTGCTTTTATAATCTCTCTTTTATCTACAATCTCATAGTCTTTCGGAATTAGATCAACTCTACCAACAGGAATACTAACTAAGCCAGATTTTATTCGTGACATATTTTTTATTACAAGAGGAGGATCTTTAGGGTTGTAAGATGGAATTGTATAAGTCAGCTCTTTGCTGAGAAAGTCCTTATACTCGTCCGTTACTTCCAGATATATTCTATTACTTATTACTGCCTTCACAAACCCAGGTCCGTTTTTGCAGTAATATAGTCTCTGACAAAATTACTGCGTACAATGTCTTTTATCTCAAAGTCTATTAAATCAAATTGATCCATAGCTTTAAGTATTCGTATAAATTCTTGCAATCCATTTTTCTGTAGATCCGCTTGTCGAAAGTCTCCACAGAAAATAACCCTACAATTTTCTCCTACTCGAGTTACTATAGAGTCTAACTCATGAAAAGACATATTCTGACATTCATCTACAATTATAACTGCATCTTTAAGAGTAACGCCTCTTAAATATGATGTAGTCATAAAGTGTACTAGTCCTTTCGTTTTTAGTATTTCATAGGCATCTCCTCGTTGAAACAGCTCTACTGCAATATCCTTATAAGGCTCTTCATATACAGAGGCTTTCTCTTTTTCACTCCCAGGTAAAAAACCGATATCTCTAGTTGGAACGGCACTTCTTATGATAATAAGCTGTTTATACAAGTTTTTTATCATATCATCAAAGGCAAGATAGCAAGAGATAAAGGTTTTTCCTGTACCCGCTACACCGTGAAGAATCATATTTTTTTCGCTTTCAAAAGCTAAAACTTGATTTCGTGTTAAAGGCTCTATATCATGTAGAGTTAGTCCAGAGGAGTTTAATGTTTTGTTTTTTCTGTTTGCCATAAATTTATACTTTTCTTCGAGTGTCAGCTTTTTTAGTTTCTGAGTACTCATATAATAGCCAAGGGATTTCTTTTACGTGTAAAACCCCCGCCCAACTAAGACCGTCTCTAGGAGGACGAGGAACTTTAAAAGGAAAAGATACTCCCTTTAACCACAAAACAGAAGCGACATTTTTTAATTCTATCTTTCTTATTTTGTAGTATTTTAAGGAACTCGAGGTTGTTTTTTCATAAATAAATGGAGTTCCGACATTATCTATGAAAGTTTTAATTCTGGTTTGTCGAATTAGAGATACAGGAGCTGCTATAGATCCGCGCAGAGGATATAACTCTTTAATAGAAGTCTGTAAACGCCTCATGCCAAGAGTCTTTCCTGGCATATTTTTATCATCTACTATTTGGTTATCAACATATAACAACCCGTCTTGCTCCTCCCAGTTTGAAGAGGGAAGAGCAAATACGGGAAATTGTATACTACTGAGCTGTTTCCAAGTTATGACCATACATCTTCTCAAATTTGCCCAAAGAGTAGTCTTCATGTACATCAAAGTCACAACCAACAGGAGCTCCAGGTATAGATACACCTCTATCAAGTTGGATAAATGTTTTAAGTGCTCTACTATAGTCTTCTACTTCCTCGTCTGGAACTTCTGCAAGTATTGAGTCATGCACAAGTGCAAAGATACGAGATTTCATCTTTTCTACGCGTATATAGCTATTCATATCAATTGCACCTAGAAGGTTAATATCTGAAGCAGGTGATTGTACCAAAAAATTAAGACCAGAACGAATGCTATGGCTGCGAATAGCAGGATCTTCAGATAATACGTTTGGAAGTCGTCGTTTTCGCCCAAAAAACGAGTAAACAAACCCATTTTGTTCAATAAACTTTTGATTCGTCTCCAACCACTTTTTAAGGCGGTGAAAGGATCCGAAATAATCATCAATAACTTCTTTAGCTTCTGATACACTGAATAATTTTCCTGAGTCTTTTGTGACTTGTTGACTTATCTTTGAGGGGCCCGCTCCATACATAATACCAAAGGTTACTGCTTTTGCTGCTTGTCTTTGAGTTCCATAAAGCTCAGCAACATCTTCTACATTGCAGGGTAGCTTGAATACTGTTTTAGCAATCGTACTGTGAAAGTTTCCTCCGCTACGAAATACATCCATAAGCGCTTCGTCATCTGCTAGCTTTGCTGCAACATATACTTCTGCGGTGGTTAAGTCCATTGCAACAATTTTATTACCAGGCGCTGCTTTGATACACCCTTTTACAATTGGATTATCACGAGGCAGCTGTTGCATATTTAGCTTGCCAGAACTACTAAGTCGGCCGCTAGTAGTGCCATGAAGATTGAAATTAGTCCGAAGGCGAGAATCTCTATCAAGCTGCGGAATGATTTTATCAAGATATGTATTCTTGATCTTTGATTTTTGGCGGATGTTAAGTATGTGTCGAGGAACGTCATGCACTTCTCCAAGCTGCTGTAGCACTTCTGCGTCTGTAGAGTTTGCTCCTGTTCCTGTCTTTTTGCCAGTAGGTTTGAGACCTATATAGTCAAATAACAAAGAACGCAACTGTACAGTGCTATTAGGGTTGAACTGTTTGCCTTGAGCTTCTTCAAACCTTTTTATTTCAGGCACATCATACAAAGATTGAATAGCTTCATCAATATCGTCTTGCATCAAGCCCTGAGAGATAAGTAATCGTTGACGATCAAAAGGCACGCCGTTATCCTGTGCATCAATTAGAAAGCGACATCCAGGAATAAGAATGTGGTCATAGACCCACTTGAGTTTTGGATTTTCTTTAATCTTCTTAAATTTTTGGTAAAGCAGAAAAGTACATACAGCATCCATTGCTGCATAGGTTTTCATTACGTCAAACGGAATCATATCCCATTGAAAACTTTCTTGATTTAGTCCGTTTGCTCTTTTGTAGTCTTGAATCCAATCATACATTGGTTTTTCATAGTCACCGAACGGAGTAAATTTAAGTGAGAGCTGTTTTAGACCGTGCCCTCCGGGATTCTCGTCTATGAGGTAATGGAGCAACATGGTATCTTCAAATCGAGGAAACTCAAACCCAAAGTGGTACTGAAAAAATGCCATATCAAACTTAGCATTGTGAAAAATTACTTTACGCTTTAGAAAAAGCTCATGCAGCATCTTTTCTATTTCATCGTCAAAACACTCAGTATCAATATAGATACCATTTTCTCCATTGTAGGACATAGAGATACCAATCATGTGTCCATTTCGAGGATACAAACCGTTTGTTTCTGAGTCTAGAGCAATATAGTCACCAGTATGTGCTAATGCTCCTCGAATCCACTCTTTTGCTACTTCAGTGTCCTGAGTACCCATAGCAATACTCTCATCAATAACGACATCTTCTATCTCACCATTGATATAGGCAATAATATTTTTCTTGGAGTCTTCCCAAGTTTTGCGTGCTTCTGGTTTGAATGCAAGCATCGCAGGATTTATAACAGGCAGGAACTTTTCCTCTACCTTCTTTCCAGAGTACTCTGTAACGGAGTTTATTTTTGTAAAGTATTTTAGAGCATCACTTCCGACGAGTACAACCCACTCATACTCATCTGTGTCAATTGAAATATCACAATCTCGTTTTAGAACTTTTTTGAGTGTAGGATCAGAACAAAGTTGATACTGATCAAAATCAAAAGCCCCATCAAACTCACGAGAAAAGTCTGTGCGGCTAGGTTTTGTTTCTATTAATGCAACTTTAGGCATATAATTTATTCTCCAATTTTCTAACTTGGCTTTCGGTAAGTGCACCAGGATCTAAGTCTTTAAGATAGATATTCCTGGCTATGAGACCAACTTTCTCGCACATAACCTGTATATTTGTGGCACCTTTCTGGCCTGCCTCATCTCCATCAAGAAAGACAGCTACTCTACTGATTCCTTGCATTTGCAGCATACGTAGCTTATCTTCGTTTATATTATTTGTGCCAAAACAGCACATTGCATTTGTAAGACCTTTATCATGTAAATTTATTACATCATAAATGCCTTCAACAAGGATAATCTCTCCGAGCTTTGGAGATACCTGTGGAAAGAGCGGTAGCTTTGCACCAGGAGGAGTAAACTTATACTTAGGTTCTCCACCTGCAGTGTGTCTACCTTGAAAAGCTACTATCTTTCCAGATATATCTCGAACAGGAAAATTTATTCTGCTAATGTAATCTTTGCCTGTGTGCTCGAAAGCCTCAAACATCTTATATGTTCTGGGTGAAATATTGCGCCAATTCCCAACATAAGGCATATAGTTAGCTGGGAAAGTAAGTCCGATATTTTCTGCACGTTTTTCCTGTATTTTTCTTTTTACTACTTCTCGCTTCATTTGCATCATAGATGCTTTTTCACCGAAATGAACAAAAATACTACCCTTATACCCGCACGAAAAGCAGTTGAACCGACCATCAATCTGGTCGATTCTCATGCTTGGATTGCGGTCTTCATGCTCAGGATTAAGACATCTAACTACATAGTCTTTTCCTTTCTGAATAAAGTGTACCGATTTTTGTTCTAGTAGCTCTTGTACGTTCATTCGTAGTGAGGGTTTACCATTTTTTCTAGTCTTTTATCAACTAGCTCTTCTATATAATCAGGACTGAGGTTAGCAGCACTTACAACTAAATGTATCATTGCTTGCACGTCAGCTAACTCTTCCATGAGATTGTGTCTATATTTATGATTTTCATCTATGCCATGACGCACTACTTTAGCGCAGGCACGAGTAAGCTCACCACACTTCTCCATTGTTACTATCAGAGTCTTGTTTAGTGTCATCATAT